CCGACTGCACCCGGATCTGTATTGCTGTGCCCTTTATCCCATACAATTATTTTTTCTTTCGCCATGTTATCACCTCATAGAAAAAGGAGCCTATTGGCTCCTTTATAATTCAATGTTTTCGATTTCTGCCCTGACTTCCAGTACATACAGATATTTGCCCATCGCTGCTTTCTGTTCTTTCAGAAGTTCAAGTGGACAGTTCGGTGTAAAATCCAGTGTTCCTGCTTCGTACTTCACAACCATTGCATGCAGCTTGTTATAACGGTCTTTCAGCTGATGGTATTCAGCTTTCATTCTTTCTTTGTAATCCATGATTTCCTCCATTAAAAAGGAGCCGTTAGGCTCCTGCATAGTTATTTCTTTTTCTTTCCGCCTTTTTTCTTGCAAGCCATATTCTCACCTCCTATCCGATATTACGATTATATTCTTCCTCCAACCTTATCAAACTACCGCATTAGACGTGTAGTGTGTAGTATTCATTTTATATTTCCTCATGTAAATAAAATTTTTTAATATAATTATTTTAGATACAGCCGAACGGGGCTAAACCTAATGTAAAGTCCGCAAACTCTTTGCTATAATAGCCGTCGCCATAGACACTGCAGAAACCAAACGAGTCACTGTAAATCGGTGAACGCTCCCACCATTCGTTGTAACCGCCAGAAATTCCAAGTTTTTTGCTGCGATTACCTTCTATCTTATACCAGTCGAACTGGAACAGGGCATTAAACTCTGTAAGATTTGAATAGCCTGTATCCGACCCTGCTGACGTTGCTGTTCCGCCGAACGCTTCTTTCGTTGCAGGAAGTGCAAAATAGTCAAGCGATGTCTGTAAAGTTGTTCCGTTATATGTTTCCGCAGTTATTGTCTTAAACTGCTTGAAAATAGGCAGAAGCGTACTTGGTATAGCATTCTTGTATACATCGTTACACCATGCTCTTCTCACACTGCCGTCCCACGAATATTCGTTAATCATATCCCAGTTCATGAAGCCTGATTCAGCAAGGCAGTCCTTCTGCCCCACAACAAAGTTGCATGTAGACCCGTCTGCAAGCTCGTATCCACCTGCGTGCATCAGCACAAGCTCTACATCCTGCTCTGCATGACTTTCGCCCACGCCTGTTGCTTCCATTGCAGATAGATGTACTGTTCTAGTATCGCCTACTCTCCAGTAGTCTGCAAGGTTTATCAGTCCTGCGTCTGCTGCATCCACAATTTTAACTATTTCTTCATCCGTTCCTCCAGACCAAGTAACAATTTTAAACGGTGGTTCGTATTCTGCTATTAACTGCAAGTTCGCATTGTTACCCTGCAAAATCTGTTTGTTCGTTCCGATCGGCGTTGTGATTTCAACTCCAAACTTTTCAGCTATCTCTGCGATTATAGTAGTCTGTGTGGTTACTTCTTCTGCAATATTTTCACCGCCACCACATCTATACCATGTCATTTATATCACCTCAATTCTGCAACTTGCTCTTCAAGAATAGCAACTCTATCCTCAATCGTAAGTTCGCTAGTTCTTGAATCTGAATCAATGGGTTTTGTCGCTTCCATTTCGGAAACTTCCTCTGCTGTCGCATCACGATAAACCATGCCCATTACAGGCACTTCTTTCCGAATGGTTTCTATGCGTTCATCTGAGATAATATTGCCATCATCGTCATACTGTGCGGGAACAACAATTTCTGTATCTACAATTTTTGTGTCAATTTGCTTATAAACTGCTATTTTCATAACTTACACCCCCAATATGCTTAACGCAGTACCTGCGGAGAAGCCACCGCTTGATTCTAAGTATAAATTCTTGAACCCGTGTATTCCGTCTTCGTTTGATTCCCTCGAATAATGGGTTCTGTTGACATACTGAATAACAGAATTGTTGCTGCCTGACCAGACATTTGATATGCATCCGATTCCGTCCACGAATTCGATTTCGGCAAACACATATAATTTGCTCGACGTTATTGCTCCAGTCATTCCGAACATGACCTGACTGCCTTTACTTCCATTTGAATTTAGGTTATATCCTAGAAAATTCGCGTTGCTAGTAGGCTTAGTTGTTGCTTTACGAAGGTCAGCGATAACAATAAGCTTCCTAAATACATCACCAAAATCACTAAATGAAACACTGCTAGAATCTTCTTCAAGAGTAACATCAGCAAGCAGAACGTATGAATCGTTAACATCCACGCCACTAGGCATATCAACAGCTTCAAGCACGAGCGATCCGTCTTCGTTGATGCTCTGCACTTTGAATATCTGTCCTGCGGATGCGGTTTCGGGCTGTGTAAGCTTGTCTGCAAGTTCCTCTCTGATTTCTGTATCGTCATATCCAGTGCTGCCATAAATACCTGTTGTTACAATATCTACTTTTACATCAATGGTAGTTTCCTGCGGGTCAAAAGTTAATGTTACTTTTCCCGTTTCAGCTATAACATCTGTAGGATTTACACCATACTTTGATGTATAAACAACAATTGTTGAGTCTGTAGTGATTGCAGTGCTTAATAACTCAAGACTTGTTTCACCGACCGAAAGAGTTCCCGTTATCGTTACAGGTGAATACGCTTTTTTATTTAACTCTGCATTCGTATCTGACAATTCTGCTTTTGTAGCGAAATCACCTCCGGCAATTTCTTTTGCTTCATCTCTTGCCTTTTCTGCCGCTGATTGAGCTGATTCTGCCGCTGTTTTGGCTTCCTGTGCTGCTGTAGCACTTCCAGCTGCATTTGTTTCAGAAGTGGCAGCCGCTGCTTTACTTTCTTCCGCTGCATTTTTGCTTTCCAAGGCGTTTTGTTCTGATAATGCAGCCGATTCTTTTGATTGCTTGGCAGCCGTAGCATCATATTCTGCACTACTTGCAGACTGTACGGCACTTTCTGCTGCTTGTGTAGCTACTATTGCTGCTTGCTCTGCAATGGTTTTGTTCTCTGAAACTTCTGTTGCGGCTGTCTGTGCATCAGTTTTGGCTTTTTCGGCGGCAGTTTTAGCCGATTCCGCATTGTTTTTGCTTTCCTCTGCGCTATTTTTATATGATAATGCTGCTTCTTCGGATGCTGAGGCTGAATTTTTGCTTGCTAAGGCATTAGAAGCCGATAGAGCGGCGGCATCTGCATATGATTTAGCATTATTTTCTGATGTTTTGGCATTGTTCATTGCAGACTGTGCATCAGTTACATACTGCTGCATCCGATTGAATATTTCGTTAGACATCATATCATCTGTAATAGAGCCTGCCTTGATGTTTAAGAAAACTTCTCCACCGACAATTGACGGTTTGATTGTGTCCGTTTCCTTTATCTCATTTTCGCTGATAAAGGCGCTTATAGGGATAGTCTGTTCGGTTCCGTCAGCTAATACGATTACAATTGATTGCGTGTCCTGGTCATATCTAAAGTTGACAGCTATTTTCTCAATCAGTGTGTCGATTTCATATGTCCTGCCGGACTGCTCTGTAATTGTGAATATGCCTGTGTCCTTATTGAACTCGATAGACTTCACCATTTCGCTTACAGTAGCATTGTTTGCTTTGCTATTGAATATGCTGTCTGCCGCTTCTTTGGTATATCTATCGTCAAGCATTGCTTTTACAGTACCGAGTATCTCGTTAACCTTAATACCTGTCAGACCGTCAACACTTGCGCCGATATTATTTGCTCCCTCTGAGCTTTCGAGTATATCTATTAGACTATTGAAAGCAGACAAAGCAATCATTGTTTTCGGTATGTAATCGAAGTATGCTTTCAGATCCGCCGCTGTCATGCCATCAGAAGATGGTGTATCTGATAAATCGGATATTTTGCGACCATTGAACATGGCCTCGTTGAATTTTAAATCTGTGAGCATGTTTCACCTACTTTCTATATTCATTGCCGACGGTGTATTTCGTCTTTGCGAAAAGCACCGAAAATGGCTGTGGTTTGCTATTTTCAAACCGGAACTGAATGTGCAGGAGCTTCTTTGCCTTGAACTTTCCTCCTACCAACGTCGGAGTATCATCGGTACGGAATGAGAAATCATTGAAATCAATATCATTGAAGTCAATGTAGTTTGCCGAAGAATCATAATCGAATATGACTTCCCATATTCCGTCTATCCTTGCGTACACTCTGCATCCGGTATGCGGATAAGCATTTAATGCGATTGCAAGGTGCCGGAATGTTTTCTTCAGCTCCGAATGGTCTACCTTTGAGGTTGCGGTGTAAATCTCGTTCGTTTCCCAGTAGCAAGGGAAGCTTTCAACAGTCTTTACAATCTGCCCATCAATTTCAACTTCTTTTTCCGTCAGTTTGTCATCGTCCACATATCGGTTTACATCGTTTTCCGTACAGAACCGTTTAATGCAGCCATCATTGGTGCCGAAGAATAACATATCGTCAATCTCTGCAAGTACTCTTGCACCGATGCCTGTCCACAAATAGCATTCATACTGCCGCGTGGAATACGGTGCATTTCTCTCGTAGTTTGCCTGCAAGGTATCCAGAATGTATATCCTGTCCTCGACTGCCAGCATATAAAATTCCTTATAAGCACATGCATAGGCATCTTCCAAGTCCGAATATTTTTCGAGCTCCGATGAAATGAAATATGACCTTTCCTGTGAACTTCTTTCTCCCAGCACATCCGAAGGTGTAATTGCATGGATGGATTTTTCCGATGTGAGATACATCGGTTCATTCTTCAGCGTTGCAAAAGTATGTTTTGCAATTGCTCCTGCTGCTTCATAGTTTCCGATAGTCTGGAACACAATCTGATTCGTATTGTTGTCGTATGTTCCCTGACGCAAGATTACGTTAGAGTCATTCGCAGCACCGTTTTTAAATGTAACCAGATTACCGTTCAGTATGGAATATCCGGTTATGGCTGAATCGTCCTGACCGAGTACTGAATACCATGTATCACCGAAATACGTCGGATCATTTGACTTGCAGTACCAGTCATAGTTCGGGAAATCGCCGTTTCCGCTGACAAACATCCGGTCTCGCTGTCCGTTCATTCCAAACAGAGTGCAGATATCACACTTTTTGATTCTGTCGGCATATCCTTCTACCGTTTTCGAGTAGGTAACAAAGATATTATCCGTTCCTGCTCCGGTTGGTGTCGGATGCGCTTCAGTGAAAGTAATCGTTCCAAGAACACGGTTTACAGTAAAGTCTGTATCTTCAACCAGTGTGTCTTTACCGCCGCTTTCATTGGTTACTTCAATTTCTACTGTATCATCGTCAATTTCTGTTGCCCCGAGCTGGAACGTCAGATGTGTATCGTCTCCGCAGAACCACTCTTTCCGCTTTGGAGTCAATAGGTTCACCGGTTCCAGTGCCGTACCGCCTCCTGAATATGACTTCGCAAATGTAACCACAGGCACATATGCTTCACTTTCGACGGTTTTCACTATCTCCCCATCGTACACAATGAAATTAGCACCATCCAGAATATACAGCTTCGATTTAATCTGCCTTGCCATGGAGAAATGGTCGTTCATTCCTTCATAAATCAATGTGGCATCTTCCGTATCCGGAAGATATTCATATAAATTCGTGCCTACATGGATTACTGTCTTTTTCAGTGCCGGCGTTTTCAGTGTATGAAAGCCGTTCGCCCTGCCGTTCAGCTGTATTATTGTCTTGTATCCATGACGTTTTCGGTTATTTCCGACGGTTTCGCGAATCATGTTTACGCACATAGGACTTCGCGCAGCATCAACTTTAGAAGGTGCATTTCTAAGGTCAATACCGGCAAAGTCCTTTATTTTAATTGAATATACGGTTTTCGCTTTTGGTGCAGGCATTTAATCCCACCCCCAGTTATCAATATAGCTTGCTTTTCCTCTGGGAACCGTCGGCACCAGCTTCTGTTTTGCTTCCATGTACTGCTCCCGGAAGTAATATGCCATGTTGGAATCGTCATCCTCATACAGTTCAGACGCAATATACACCGGCAGCAGTGCTGCTACCTCCGGATCAAGTCCTAAATCGTAGTCATCCGCCGTCTCTACCGTGATTTCACGAGGATATGCATAATAATGCACGATGTAATTTCCCTGCCGCAGTCCATCAAGTACCAGGGTCGAATCGCCTTCCCATTCATAGTCCTTGAATTTGACATACTGTCCATCTCTTTCGAGTACAACGTCATGCGTTACCAGCATGTAAAAATCGTCTGTCAGCTCTCGCAGGTCGAATCTTCTCTTTTTCGAGTATTCCCATACGTCGTCATCCGTTTCAAATGCCACATTGTACAGTGCAACATTCCGAAACTGATACGGATATTGCCCGGAAAATACGATTTTAACGGGCTTTTCTTCTGGATTGGATATTATCCCTTTTACCTTGACAAACTCGCTGGTTCGCTCGATTTCCTTGCTTAAAACCACATTGTCACCGGCATAAATATCAATCTTTGCAGGGCCGGTTGTTTCAAAGTAGAACGCTTTTGCAGATTCTCCGGCAATTTCGATATCGCTGTTGATATGCTGTACTGTCTGCCCGGCATTTTCCACCGTGTTCGGATTTTCCGGTATGTTGATATAGAATTCCTTCTCAATGAATTTACCGGCTGTCGCAAGGTCATACAGTCCGCGGTTTGCAGCCGGTATAATCGAGTTAAGATAGTCCTTTGTATTTCTGGTTGGGGTGAGGGAAGTAATAGCAGGGTCAATTTTCTTCAGAGAATTCAGTTTGATATCGCCCCACTTCATGACTATGCCTCCTTGGTTTTACTCGTTATCTTCTTTTTCGCCGGTGCTTCTGGCACTTTCGCCGGTTCTTCTACCGGTTTTTCCGGTTCTTCTGCCGGTTCTTCTGGAATTTCTTCCGGTGCATCCGGTTCTTCTTCTGCGATTTCTCTTGAAATATAGTTTCCAGATGGCAACACCTTTTCTACGACAAACAGTCTGCCGCCGTCCTCGAACTTATCGCCTTTTTTCAGTCCTTTTACAATCATGGTTATTTCCTTTCTTAAAAAAATAAGGGGAGACAATAGTCCCCCCATAAATTGATCCTTACATTAAGACAGTGTAGTACCGCTGGATACACCACCGATAGCAATACCACGCCAATCATTGAAGCCGCCGGACCATCTCGCACGACCATTCCACACGTTGTCATCCGTGTTGTTGTCGATGTAAGACTTAATTTCCAGCTTCACACGGTCAAGCCATAATGCGGTGCCGTAGTCTTCGTTGTAGTTGGAATCCAGCAGCATCCACGGCTCAATTCCTGTGCCGATAAACTGGTTCAGATAGGACCACACAATAACATTCCATCTGCCGAACTGATAGTTGAATGCATTGTTGGCGGTTGCCGGGTCTTTATCTGCGCCGATTGCTGCGAATACTGCCTGCTTCAGGCTTGCAATGTTCGGAATGATGATGGTATCCGGGCATACAGCCAGAATGTTGCCGTTATCGTCTTTGAAGTCCTGCATTGCGGATTCTACCCTGCCAAGTGCATCCACGGAGAATGCATTGGTGAACTTATTGGACTGGTCCGCACAGTCACCGGTTGCGGAGATATGCGCCGTATTGAACAGAGACAGGCCGTCATTGGCGGTTACGTCATAAGACTTTCCACGGAAAGTGATTTTTTCCTTACCGGATACGGCACCGCCCAGCATGGATGCGCCGAATAATTCTCTGGTTCTGTAATAGCCATTCAGGAAGGCGGACGGCTTTTTCTTCAGATCCATCATAACGGAATCCTCAACCATTTCCTGCGTAATGGCAAAAGAATCCTTGAATGTCTCATGAATGAAAGTCTTGTCGAATCCTTCCTGCATTTCATCCTTCGGGTATGCACCGCCTTCTCCTACAGGCTGGAACCCATGCATAGAGGTCATGGAAGTCACACGCTCACCAAACTTTTTGGACGTGGATTCTTTGAAGATTAAGTTACAAACGGTCTGATTTTCGAAAGCTTCAGCCTTCTTTTCAATGAACATTTTAATCGGCATCTGGCATTTTCCAAAAACAGAATCGTTTACGCCGGAGCCTTCAGAAAAGATAATTCCTGCCATGCGTTTTACCTCCTACTAAAATTTAATGAATACGCCGTCTCCGGCTGCCTTTAATTCGGTTGCGAAACCTACAATCTTTGCAACACCGCTTGCAGTGGTTGCGGTCACTCTGATACCGTCGGAATCAATCGTAACCTTATTACCAACTTTCAGTGCAGAGCCATCTACCGCAAGAGGTGCTTCATAAGTTTCGCCGGCCAATACTCTGATTGCCGGAACGGTTGCTTCGCCCTTGCTGTTTGCCATGCAGATATACTCCGGTACAGCAGTTGCGGCTACCTTTGCCGCAGTTTCGCCCAGAGTAAGGCCCATACCAACTTTGTATTCCGTTTCTGCTGCTGCCGGAAGATATTCAAGAGCCGGCATAGATGCAGTCTGTGATTTATGCAGTTTCATTACTTCTTACCTCCTTTGGTTCTGAGGTCATCGCCCGTCTTTTTCACGCCGCCCTTTCCCTTCTTCTGCGGGAATAATGCGTCTACCTTCTGGCTTCCCTGATTAGTTACCTTACCAGCATATGATTTCTTCATACTTTACCTACCTTTCTTATTTTTGGAGTAAAATTTTCTGATTTCTTCCTTGGACGCGCCCGGCATCAGCTCCATGCAGAGCTTCATTTCATCCGCCGGTACATCATCAACTCCGCCTTGGTTTGCGGCTCCGTTGAATGTTCTGACATTGCTTTTGGTATCAACCTTCGGTGCCGGAGTATTCGTTCTGTTGCCGAATATCTCCTTGTATGCCTGGTCGATATGCAGTCCTTTTTCTTTGATTAAGAAATCAAAATAATTCTGGTCTGGCCCCAGGTTGCGTAAATCCGCAAGAGACTTAATCTCCGGATTTATGCGCTGAATATTGGAAAGTTCTCTGTTGAACATTTCCTGATTTCTCTGCTGAATAAGTGCATGCTGCATGTTCTTTGCAGCAACTACCGCCGGATGGTTTTCAATCCTTTGGTTCAGGTCACTTTCCATTCTTTCTCTTTCAGCTCTTACTTCCTCGACTGTCTGCTGGCTTCTTGCAGCTTCGATTTCGTCTGCTACCTCTTGGGCTGTTCCTTCATAGCCAAACTGTTTCAGAGCATTTAACAGGATTGTTACTTCATCCTGTGCTCTTTGCGTCTGTTCGTTGGCCTGTCGGATCTGCTGTTCAGAATTCTTCCGGAACTCTGCAAACATGTGATTCGTTTCCGTTGATTGCTGAGGGTTTGCGACTTCCTCTCCGGAATCCTCTGGAGCGAGCTCTTCTCCTTCGTCTTCCGGTCCTTCGTCCGTAGCATCAACATCCGGGTCCACGACTCCCTCTTGTGCTTCGTCTTCAATATCGAATAAAGCATTTAATTCGTCTATTTCCATTTTGAAATCCTTTCTGCCTTTGGCGTAAAATAGGCGGGGTTTATACTCTTCCGCCAGGAGTGATATATGTTATAAAGGAGAAACCTCTTTAACATCTGTTTCATCGAAAATATTTGTTTTCCGGATGACTTCTTTTCCGCAGTAATCACACTTTTCATTGGAGCATGTGAAAATATGCTGCCAATACACCTTGTCATCTTCTTTGACCGGTTCTCCGCGTATTACAAGCATTTCGCATCCGCATTTACATTTCATTTGTCATACCTCCTGTTGGCATACCGCCCATCATTTCCTGCTGCTGTGCTAATTCCTGCATCAGCTGCATTTCTTCCTGCTGTTCCTGCATTTTATCCACCCTTTCCTGCCAGCGTGCTACATGCCGCTTTGCGTTCGGGTAGTTCATGGACTCTCTGTCCTTCCAGAAATCAAGTATTGTCTCCGGGTCTTGTGGGTTGCCGTATAATCCTGCCTGGAAGTCTGCCAGCATCAAATCAAGATTGTACTGCCTTGACTCTGCGTTTGATCCCTGCGAGTCAGTTGTGATGTAGAAGTTGTCGTTGTAGTACCAGTTGCCATACTCGTCCTGTTCCAGAAACTCATATCGATTAAACGTGGTTGCCTCGTCGTCTCCGGTGTTGCCCTTATACGGATACTCCCGTGGCTCGTCCATATATGCCAGTGCAAATTCAAACATCGCCTGATAAATGGACTGATAAAAGGCATTTTTCATTACGATTTTCGATGCCTGCCGTGCCTGTGCTCTGGATATCTGCGCTTCTTTTGCCCTTCCGGACATCGCCGTTGTATCCTGCTTGCCCTGTGAGCTGTCGTTGATACCCAGCAGCGATTTTGCCCACAAATACAGTTGGTTTATCAGGTTGATTTCCTGCCCTACATCAAACCGTAGGTCAAAGCTCTTGATTGCTGACAGTTCGTCCACGCTGTCCAGCTCTAAAATCATGAGGTCGTTTTCAAAATTGAATGAGGATCTCTTCAGCTTCGACAGTATCTGCGAATTGTTATGTGCTTTCTTGATTAGCCTGGTTGCAAGCTTATTTGCCTGGTCCTGCGCGTCGAAAATCATCTCTGCATCCGAATCTCCGAATACTTCTTCCAGCGCGGAAACGTTCTTCCTGATTGCCACAGGATATGTTTTTGGCACATAGTACGGAATTTTCGTCGGTTCTTCGTATGTAGTATCAACCATCTGCATCTGCTGCCGTTCTCCGATTGGATTCATCATTTCATCGAAAATCTGCTCATATACCGGAATCTGTTCGCCTGTCAGCGGGTCGATATCGTATACCGGCTCTTCCACCTGCATGTACTTGTAATTGCCGTATTCATCCTTTGCGATTGACATCGCCGGTACAATGACATTTCCGTCATCATCCAGTACATCTTCGGTAAGTTCCTCATAGTCCAGTTTACGCTGTTCCCACTTCGTCGAGCCGCAGGAACATTTCTTTTCACCGATTGGCCTTGACAGTCCGCAGACTGAGCATACTTCCTTCGCTCTCTGCTGGTAGTTTTCATCGTCAATGAGTACGACGTTACCAACCCAGCTAAAGGCACCGATGCCGCCGTTTTTATTCTTGTATAAAGCCCATTTCTGCGTAACGCAATCATCCGGATCATCGTCAGTTCTTTCCGGGTCAACTGTTTCATCGTCGATATCGACTCCATAAATTTTCTTTATATTCTCTTTCGTGTCGTCGAAATCAAGAAAGAAATAATCCATCCGGTCAAGCTCGTATACACCGTCCTGCGGGATAAATCTTGTCGGTGAAATCAGTCTTACATCGATATCTCCTACCGTGGAATGCGTCTTGATGCGGTTGTTCCACTCCACCAGAGCTACATCGCCGCCCATGATTTTAGTGGTACGTTCGTCCAGGTCGTTCATCACGTCAAAATTGATTCTCTTGACCTCACTTACAAGCATTGCTTCAATCTTCCGTGCAAGTGCTTCGTTTTTCTCGCTCTTAATCCGTGGTTCTACCTTCGGATACGGAATAGAAGAATCAATGGCAGACTCAATCAGCTCTTTTGTGAAGTTGTAAATAACCTTTACTTCCTTGCCTTTGTCCGGCATCAGAGTCCCGTCGTACTGTGCCTGATTCTTTTTCATCTGCACAACGTTATCTTCAAACTCGTTTTTGGCTCTGTCGTATCGGTCCTGCCAGATTAACAGGTTGTTATTTTTCATGTTTTCCTCCTATATTGGCTCTCCCCACAGCTCAATCATTTGCTTTCTTTCCTCCGGTGTTGCTGACCTGTAGTCTTCCATCATATCTGCGGTGTATTTCGTCCGCTTGACTTCTTTTTCAATTCTGGTCCGTGACTGCTGCTCCCGAATCTGCTCTGCGATCATATCGGAGAATAGCATGTCATCGTGTTTTCCTTCCATTGCATCCGGTCTGCCTTTATCGTTGTATATAAAGGTCATCGCTTCTTCCAGCGTTGGAATATCGTTTATCAGGTCGATGTTGTTTTCAATCAGCTCTGCATACTTATCAATTATCAGCGGTCTTGTATTTCCATCGGTTTTGAATCCGAACCGTGGTTCCAGCTTCTTCGTATATTCATCGAATTTCCGTCTTACATACTGCCGCGGGTAATGCAGCCGTGTAAGTTCCTCGATTGGGCCTTGATTGAAGTTGATTTCAATGCCGATAAGCGCAGTATTGAAATACACACCCATGCAATATACCTGATGCGTATACGGTTTTGAGATGCTCAAATTGTGATGGAACGTTGCCACGCGTCTTCCGGTGTTATTGTCCAGGCAAGTTGCTGCGAAATAGTCTTTTCCTTCGCCCTTGGTATCACCGCCGATAACATATGGCCTATCCTCTATCGGTTCAGCGTACAGCCGAATCCACGGTTTTTCGTGCGATTCTACGAAATGAATTGAGCTGTTGATGATTCTGTCTTCCGTCTCTGGATTCTCCCATTCAAAAGCAAAATAGCCCTCTTTATAGGGCTTCTCTCTGTACTTATTCCGGAGACTGTCTATCCTGCTTATGATTTTCTCAACGTTGAAAACCGGATTACCACTCATTAGAAAGGCTTCTTCCGGGGTGCATGGATACTCCTGTTTGATAGTGTCCTTGTTTATCATGCCTTGGTATTTGTTGTAGTACCAGTACATCTGATTCAGTGTTAGTCCTTTTGACTGTAGCCACCTGAGGCGGTCAGAAATCCATCCAGAGCCGTTTTTAATCAGGTCCTTGAACTCTGCCTCTTTTGCATCGCTCTCAAAGCTATCGGCGTATTCTGAGGTCTTCCACCACTCGTAAAAGCAGTTAATATACGTACCAGAATCCCACATCTCCTTGAAATCGTTGAAACCATTTGCTGTGGTCTCATAGATGATGATGCAGTCCTTTGTAAACGCTGGCTGCATTGCCGCCTGCACGTTTTCCATTGGAACCTGCCAGAACGCCGCCTCAGATCCATGGAAGAAGTTAATCGTTCGTGAACGTCCTACATTCTTTGTCGCTGTTGCTACCGCCCAGGAAGAACCGATAACAGAAAACTGTAATTCTTTCCGGTTGTTAAACTTCTCCGTCGGTTTCAGGACATCCGGCAGCTGACTGTGTGGGAATTTCGCTTTATTCTCAAATATCGTCTGAGCGTTCGATTCTGCGTCCGCCAGTGTGTATCCTTCAAAGTGTTTATGTGTGATGGTTGCTGCCAGCTGATATGCTGTAATAAAGCTTGTAAAGCCCTGCTGCCGGCCTTTCAGTATTAAAAAGGCAAGCCTGTTTCGCTTGCCTTCTCTGTATTCATCTACAGCCTTATTCAATTGGTCTGCAAAATCTCTCTGCACATCGTTCAAAAAGAACGGTACGACCTTTTTATTCTTGTCTACAATGACAAATTCGAGCTCTATCAGCTTCTCCGGCCTGTTTGCTATCTCGTCCAGTAGTTCCGGATCTTTTATAATCTGGTCTGCGGCTGCCTTCCTGTATTGCAGGTCCCGCTCTATGTCGAATGACTCTTCCCAGAGCTCTTTTCTTCTTTGTATGAGAAAGTCTACCGTGTAACTCATTTCAGAAAGTCCTCAATGTTCACCGGCGACAGCTTTACTTCCTGTTTATCGTTCCACATTCCCAGATGACGCCCCAGCAGCTCCAGAGCCTTTGTTTTGTCGTTTAACTTCAGCTCTATTCCGCCTCTTCCATGCTTTATACCGGCAATGGCCTTCTTCTGCTCCGGTTTCAGCTTGTCTGTTTCCGTTATCTGAATATCCGGCAGCATTATTTCTTTTCCGGAGTTGTCCAGTATTTTCTCGCCATCAGAATCAACCAAAGGCTTTTCCACTACCTGCACATAGTCGGTAGCATCCGCAAACGCAATGGCAGCCAGTTCTCTTAGCACTCTGTCTTGCGTGATTCCGGTTCTTTCGGAGCGTTCGGCCTGCTTTTTCTGGATATAATTTTGCACTGTAGTTTTCTGTAGCAACTGATATCCGATTTCGCTTGCCCTGCTTGCAGAATATCCCGCCCGGATCGCTGCTTGTGTTGCATTCAAGTCAATCAGGTACTCTTCGCAGAACCGTTTTTGTTTTTCAGTTAATTTCCTTTCCATTCTGCGTCACCTGCCTTTCGTTGCATAATAAAAGGCAGCTACTCTGCCGCCTTTACTTCCATGTCCATTCTTCTCCACTTCGCCCGGTTGTTCGTGCAATCTATGTTCTGGTACATCCACTTCATTACATTTAAGTAATACTTCAGCTTCTATTTCATGTTTCTACCTCATCATTTCCCATAACGGTCTTGCTTGAATAACTCTTTGTACTGCTCGTACTGGTTGTATGTTACCTCGCCCGGTTCGCAATTCCGCTTGCACATCTTGCAGGACCGAAGGCACATGCACCTGATTTTCTCTTTTACCACGTAAATATATACTTTCAGCTTCATCGTTTTACTCCATAAAAAGACCACGGGCCCGAAGGCTCCGTGGTACGTTCCGTATTAGATGGAAAAAGAACAGGAAAGAAAAAGGATTTTACATCTAAACCTTTGTGGTTTTTCACAGTATATATTATATCAGCTTTCGGTGTGTGAAAGTGTGCGGACTTTTATTTTTTTTCGCATTTTTTTATTTGAATACCGGTCCTTTACCGTATTTATAGCCGAAGTGCTGCCGATCACCGCTGGATAATGTCTCAATGCATGCCAGGCATGTCTTGCAATTCTCATCGCACGGCAGATAACCCTTCTTTTCTGCCATTGGTTTATCACATTCCCGTTTGATTACTTTTTCTACTGCTGCCATTTCTTCTCCTCACTTTCCTTTGTCTTACGCTGTTTAACCTAACGTCTGTAATATAATCGCTTTGCCCGGTAATAATTGCATCCCGTATGCAGTTTCCCACCTCTGCCGGGCTCATCCCGGTGATATCGCCTATACGGTACACCAGACCGTCAAATTCAAACTGCACATAGGTTTTTCCATATCTTACATCTAAAACATCCATTGCAGGTGCTATCGCCGTGAAAAAGTCAATTATAGCCTTGATTTTTATATCGTCTGTTTCTAATACTGTCATGCTATCTCCTTTATCTAAATTGCAAATCTTAGCTGTCCGCAGCTTTCTGTCTCTCCCAGAATTATCTTTCGGAATATGCTTTCGAAAATCGGAACCGCAATACTGTTTCCGGCTTGTTTATAAAGTGCAGGGCTTTTCTTTCCAGGCATTCTTGGGTTTGCCTTTAACGCCCTGTAGAAATCTTCGTCAGAATATCCTTGTAATCTCCAACATTCTAACTCTGTAAGCAATCTCCACTCGCCGTTTTTTCTTTGTATGATACCGCTGTTCGGGCATCTGTCTTGTGACGTTGTTATCGTCATTGCATAGTTTTTAATTACAGATAGCATGTCTATAGGTGCATTATCATAATTATGTGGGAATATCCTTTTCTTCATGCTTGGAGACTTTATTGTATAATAGTCTGGAACCTCATCATCCGGCTGAATAAATTCCCATACATTCCTCATTGGACTTCTGATTAGATCATCAAAGTAAAACGGTTCTCCATCCAGTACAGAAATTGTGAATACCCTTTCTCTTGCCTGTGGAAGTCCAAAATCTCTTGCATCTAAAATCTCATAACTATTTGAATATCCCATTTTAGCCATTTCAGATTGATACCTGTTGAAGTTTGCAATCATGCGCTTTGACAGTACATTTTTTACGTTTTCCCAGATAACATATTTCGGTTTCCATTCTCCCATTTGCTGAATGATATGTATTGTTTCCCACATAAGGCTTGACCGTGTTTCGCTTCCTTTGTCTGCACCTTTGCGTTGTCCGGCAATGCTGAAATCCTGGCACGGACTGCCATGTATCAGAATATCCGGTTTTAGATTCCATCCAACTACTGACTGCGTTTTATATTTTAGTTCATCAGCGAACATTGCATTATAGCTTCTCACTGCTGCTTCGTCGATTTCAACGTAGTCGATTGCTTTTACCGGAATACCTATATTCCTAAGTGCAATCCTCGGTGAACCGATTCCACCGAATAGTTCAAGTATATGTACATCTTTCATTTGTTCGCTCCTTAAAATATGCGGCTTTCGGGTCTTCGCAGGCTCTGCGGGCTGCTCTCCTACTCGCCGCTTATTTTGTTTGCCGTGGGTGTAATACTACACAATTTTTTTATTTCTATGATTTCAGGGGGTCATCGCAGAATGACGCTTTCGCACGCTGACTTCCGCTCGCCTCTCCACGGCATTCCAGGTCATCGCAGAGGTAATTGCCCTAACCTCCGCTCGCTGCTTTTATTTAATTCTGCCAGATTTATAAAAGTAACCGTGTGAAAGAAAGGGTTTTCCTTTCGTGTTATTTCTGGCAGAGTTAAATCTATTTTTCTTCAAACGATTCGCATAGTGATTGTATAGTGCTTAAATACATCACCGTTTTTTCATGTTCCGCAAAAGAGAAGCACGCTTTCAGGTAGATTGCATTTTGGCAGTCCGTAGGTGGAATATATATTTCACCTAAATGTTTGCAATTCTTGCACTTTTCGTTTCCTGTGATATTCATTCCTATTCCTCCGAAATAGTAGTGCCGCCATCATCAACCATGATACCGTTTTCAAACTTCCTGCCGCACTTTCCGCATTTCATGCATGTAAACCATACTTCTTCATTTTCGCATTCTTTTGCTAGTATGTAGTCTACTATCATCGTTTATCCTCACTTTCCTTTGATTAAAATTGCTACTTCGTTCGCTATCGAATGTGCTATTATACACATCATGATAAAATCAGTATCATCAAAACTGCTTATGCCATCTTTCGTCATACACATCAGTACGAATATAGCTATAAAAGTTATCATTCTTTTGCACCTGATAGCCTTTCCAGTTCATCCGCTGCCAGCGACAGCCACGATGTATCATCTTCCTCAAAGCACACTCCATAGGTGTCCTGATAGTATGGGCAGCTTCCTTTGCCGCATGAAATTCTATCGTCTGGATGCTTCCTGTTATGCTGGTTCATGTGGCAGCTGTCTAAATATACGCTTCCCATGCACCGCATAGCCTTAATCATGTCCTCTATGTTCATTCCTGCTACATCTGCCTTGTCTTCTTCATTGTCGTGTTCTTCTTTACACTTTTTGCATTGTTCGAAACTATTACCACCACTACAATTTACACAATATGGCGGGTCAAACTCGTCAAATTTTTCTTTATCCGACCACCAGCTCATTCACGCTCACCTCTTTCAAAAGAAGAATACTACATTTTTCGATTTTCCGCATCAACTTCTGTCCGCGGTTACCGCATATAATGCAGCATTCTTTATCTCTATGCCATACTCTCCGCCGTACTGCCGGAGATATTTCTAATGCTCTCGATCTCTTGCTTTTCGCCATCTATTCCTCCTAATATTTTATAAAATCTTCTCCGTATATCTTGTTTAGCTCATCAAATACATGGCTCATTCCCAGGCCGTTTTTATTAGGCTGCCAGATTCCAGCCTCGTTATATTCTCCTCCCTCTATGCAGTAACGGTACTGCCGTGGATGAGTTTCTTTTAATCTCTGGAATCTTGTGGGCTCTTTTTCTAAATGGCAGCCGAATCCGCAAAATATGCAGCCTGTTCTATTGCATCCTGTAGTAGTTAGTTGTTTTACTTTTTTCGTTTCGAATATCTCTAATTCAGGATCTACCTCACTCCATCTAATCTGCTCTGGATATATTGCATATTCTATAGATCCGTATACGCTTGCTATTTTTAAATCATGGTCTTTTAAATATTGGAGTATGTCCTGCTCTGTCCAAAAGCTTATCGGATTACTAACCGGCATTTTCATATCAAATCCATTGCATCCATTTTTCATCCATAACTGCATCCGCAAATTACTCTCTTCTGCCAGTTGCCCTAAAAATGGTTTTTTACCGCTTTGTTTTGCGAAATGTTTTGCGGGTTGTTTTTTCATAACGCTGCAGCATTTATCAGATATAAAAAAATCTAAATCTGCAATAGCTTTATATTTCTCAGACACGTAACCCCTTTTTATACGGCCATCAATCCAGCCGTTACTGCCCCCATTTTTCTTTATGTAGTAAATTGTATTTGATGTTTCTTTACTAATCACCGGATAACCATATGTTTTTATAACCTCATCAAATCGCGTTTTAGGCCGCATAATCGTAACATTATCAAAAGTTTTAACAAATTCTCTTATCTCCGGATATTCTAAGCCAGTATCTACAAATACCGCCTCTACATCTGGATATAGGTTTCTTACAAGGTCTAACAAAACGGTGCTATCCTTACCTCCGGAGAATGAAACATATACTTCACCATCCCAATAATCGTGCCAATCTCTGATCCTGCGCTCTGTCATCCGGATTTTGTCGCTTAATGGAAGTGATTGCATTTGCAGCAAATCTGCTTTTGTGTGTTTCATCTGCTCAACCTTTCACAATATTATGTAATATCTGTTTTTTTATCATTCCTGCTCACCGCCTTTTACTATCTCAATAGCTTCTTTTGCAGCTTGATAATGCCCTTCCCAATAGTCTTCGGAACAGTGCATGATTGGGTCGTCACGCAATTCTTCAAGCTGTGCAATTACTTTCTCTTTCTCTTGCAGTGCTTCGATTGCCATGTTCAGTGCTGTTTTATCTTCTTCTGATAGCTCATGCCCGAACACCTGTAAATCTTCCAGATGGTTTGCTGCTTCTTCTCTGGTCATTCTGATTCACCTCGCACAATGTCAAACTGCTCTCCGATTTCTTTCAGACAATCTGCCAGATGGTATGCTACTGACTTAAACCATTCAACACTTCTTCCTTCGCATACATTTTCTCTTTCTTCTGCGGTCAAATCGCTAAAGCAGATTGGCTGCCATTTTCCATCTCGCTGTACTCTGAAATAGATTCCGTCTAATTCTCTATTCATCGTTTCCACCGCCTATCTCAATCGTCAGCTTTACAGTTCTTCCGTCTTTCAGTTTCCATTCATATCCGCTCTTGTCTGTCTTTTCACATTCAAACCCTCCGATCAGTTTTTCGACCATATAATCACGAACGGCATTTATAGCTTCGTCAGTGCATTCGGTTTTGTTCTGCCACATTGTCTTGCTTTTGTTAAGAGTTCCTGCGTATATTGCAAACGCACCACATCCTACATGATATTCTGCCATTATTCTTCACCGCCTATCTGAATGCCTGTAATATCTCTAAATATTTCTGGGTCAAAGTTTGGAATGTCTTGAATAATCTGCTTATTTTCTTCCATCAGCTTCTTTTTGTCAATCATGGTTTACTCCTTTCAAAATTCGCTTGCTTTTCTGCTGGTTTTTGAGTTCAGCATATATTTCGTTAAGTTCGCTAATAAAGTCCGCCATTTCGTCGATTTTCAGCCTTAAAAAGCTATTTCTACGCACTATAGCCACATCATCTCCGCTGTACATGTAAACGGTTCTTTTCGGCAGCTCGCTTTCTATTGCATAAATTCCTGCGTTCTCGCAGTTTTTCGCCATCCGGTCAATGTCTATCTTCATTCCGTTCAGGTTCATTCCTTCCACCTCTATTTGTCTTTCAGCTTTCGCAAAGCTCTTCTGTGATAGTTGTGTGTCCGTTCCCAGCTATATCCGACCTTTACGCAGATGTCTTCCCACTTCATACCGTCGATGTATCGGTACCGGCATATTGTTCTTTCTACCGGTTCCAGGCTTTCTATGGCATGTTCAATCTTGATCCGCTGCTTTATCAGCTTCCGGCGTTTCATCTTGAGAATGTTTTTCAGGTGTTCCGTATCTGCTATGACATCGCCTATGCGGTCCGCTTTTACCTTCGGCGCAGACGGCATGTCTGATATTATCTTCCCATGCATACCGGTCACAGGGCTTTCCATTTCGTCTATTTCTTCTTCCAGCTGGCGTATCTCGCTTAATATGGCTTGATATTTTGCAAGTTCATATTTCGTCATTCGTCCACCTTCATTCGTCTTAATATAACCTCTACTTTCCCGGCTTCTCCGTACACCTTGTAAACATGCAGCGATACAATCTGGCTGTCGTCCTTATATGCAATCCCATTTAAGGCATCCAATATTGTCTTTGCGATGTTGTCGCAGTCCGGCTTTTTCGTCGGCAGGATAAATCCCTGCAACTTCCGTTCACGGTCTTTCTTGGTTCCAGACTTCGGCACCCGGCATGTTGCCTTGATAAAGACTTCCATCGGTCCTTCATACATCCCGCCGCCGGTCTGCCGTATGTATTCATCCTGTACCAGCTTTTCATATGCCCGGGTTTTCTCCGGGGTGTACGCATGTCCACCCCGGGTAAATCTCGGTCTGCCTTTTCCATATGGTTCAGCTAAAATCTCAAACTCTATCATTTTCTCATGCTCCTTAAAGCCTGTGCTAAAATTCAAAAGGGACAATCGTCATCCTCAATCGCTGCGAATCCTTCCGGCACTCCGGTCTGGTCATCTGCAAGCGGTGCAGCTGCTGCCCGTTCTGATTCTGTTTTCCGGTCTCCCCATTCCAGGAATTCCACCCGGTCTGCAATAACATCGGTGGTGTAAACCTTGTTTCCGTTTTTATCAGTATATGAGCCGGTCTGCAATCTGCCTTGCACTCCGCATAATCTGCCTTTTGTAAGGAACCGTTCGCAGTTCTCCGCCTGTTTTCCGAAACATGTTACCCGTGGGAATTCTGTCTGCTTTTCCGCACCTGCTTTTACAGGTCTGTCAATCGCCAATGTAAACCGGCATACCGCCATCTGTGTTCTGGCGGTGTATCGTACTTCAGGATCTCTAACGAGACGGCCAATCAAATTTACTGAATTCATTTTTATTCCCCCTTCATACTAATAAATCATCAAAAGTCATCTGAGGCAGTGGCTTGTATGTAAGCATTTCGTTCACCGCCCGATTATAAAATTCTTTCGAAATTTCAAAACCGTAGAATTCCCGGTTTAATTCCTGGCACGCTCTGCCGGTTGAACCTGATCCGGCGCACGGGTCAATCACCACATCGCCCTCGTCCGTAAATATCTCAACCAGCCTTTTGATTACATTAACCGGCTTTTGTGCTGGGTGTATCTTCGGTATGTCCTTTCCGTCACGCTCCCAATTAAACCAGTTAAAAACCATCCTACCTGTGCCTCGTATTGTCTTTCCGTTCTCGTCATACTGCGCACCGTTTCTGAATTTCGGAAGATACCCACGATAGAATATAAGCGCATATTCCGTTGCACCTGCTATCCGCATATTTGCTTTTAATACTTGCGGGCTGTAATTCTTGATGAATACCAACGGGATGTAATTTACAAATCCATGCTTTTTCGCTGCTTCAATTAGCGTGTGCATCTGTTCGAATGCACAAAAGACAATCATGCATGGTGCATCAGAGCTTCTTCCTCTGGAACCGCCTTTTTTCGGCTCTTTCTTCATTAGCTGACTGCAAAAGTGGAAAAATTCATAAAGATTAAAATTGTAATCGGAGTAGAATGCCGCCTTTCCTGCAAGCTTGCTTTCGCCGTTTTTGTTGTCGCCGCCCTTGTACCACATCGGATTACTGCCGTAAAAGTTTTTTCCGACGTTGTATGGTACATCCGCAATGACCAGCTGTGCCTTTTTAATCGGGTACCTTTTCCAGTTCTGCATGCTGTCGTTGTATAACTCACACTTCATCGTTTTTCTCGCTTTCTATCAAACATCTGAATTTCTTAAGCATCGCTAAAACCTGAATACCCTCTGCCAGCTCCGCAGCCAGATTTATTTCCATTCTCCGAATCGGTTTATCCAGGTCATAATCCTTGTACACTGCTGCATGCAGCTCTCTACTGTACATGCTCACTCTGTCCGCTTCTTCAGACTTTTCAAACAATTCCTCGTCCAGAACGCCGATTGCTTCATGCTTGCTGTGAAATTGAGGCCATGTTTCGTTCGCTCTGTTCAGCTCATCCGCTGCCATGCAATGGATTTTATTTATAAGTTCTTTCATGTTTCTCCCTTCTATAAAAAGCTGGTTTGTTCGTCATAGCTTTTTCTTTTGGTTGTCAGGCTGTATCCTTGCCGGATGATACGGTTTACCCTTTCTGTCTGTTCCAGGTTCGCCATGTACCCGTTAGCCACTTTTTCCGGTGTCGGCAGGTAGTATTCCTCCGGCAGGTCGAATCCATTTTCGATGCAAAACTCCATAATCTGTCGTTTGTCATAGATGATGTGGTTACGGGTAAGATTCATATTTACGCCGTCCGGGTAAAATGGATCTTGTCCGCCGTGCTCTTTCAGATACGCATGCCTTGCAAAATCTCCCCTGAGCTCGTTTGTTAGTTCCTTCAACTTCTGCTCCGGTGTTTTCTTTTTCTTCATTGCTATAAAACCTCTCGTTTTTTGAATCTATAGTTCTTACTCCTATCCCTTGCAATGCTAAGCGCATTATCGCTTGCCATTTCATAAATCCTTGAACCTACCGCACTATCAATCTCTTCCAGCTCGTCAATATAGCGTTCGGAAGATATGATTGTTATCAGTTCCCGGTGCTGGTACCGGTAATTGATAATCTCATACGCAAGCCGGATATCAGCTGCCGTTGGGTATAGTTCGTTACCCTGCCGGTCCTTCGTGATTTTGAAAAAATCGTCTATGTACAGCACATCAACTTTTCGGAATTCATCCATCGCCGGTTCATACTCAGCATCATTTACAATGGCTTTTAGCCTTGCACTGTCCTTCACCCACAGCATGTACCGGGCTGATTTTCCTTTCAGAAGCATCTCTCTTACGATGGCAGTACACAGATGCGTTTTGCCAGATCCAACGCCGCCGCCGATAAAAAAGCATTTCTCTTCCATGCTTTCGCAGTTCGCCGCAAAGTTCATGGCTTTTTCCTTCGCCTTCTTCTGCCATTCCTCTTTGGCTTCGTACTTTTCAAAAGTGCATCGCTTAATAATCGGCTCTAATCCGCTGGAACGCATTTTGATGATGCTGCTTCTGGTTTTCTTGCAGTCACAGTCCATTGTAGTTTCCCAATAATGGCCGTTCCTTTCTTTTACAAAGTAGATAAACCCTTTATTCTTGCATTTCTTACAGTCATAGATGCTATTGTCAAGGTTTCCCTCGTCTTCGTTCAATGAGTCTACAAGGAACTGCACCCTCTCTTTTTCGTCTGGCTTACTCCAGGAAGAGTCCGAGTTTCGGTTTAGTATCTCCTTCAAAGGTTCCATCGTTCTTATCTCCTCTATTGTCGTATTGTCCTTCTAGGACCTTTACAAAGTTATTTGGTTTTACAAGCCAATCGAAAGTTATCATAAATCCGCTGCTTGATTTCCCCTGAAGGAAATTGCTGTGTCGGATATTGTTTATGGCTTTTATGACAGTATCAACATCATATTGCCTTATTCTTGCCGTTAGGCTCTCATAACGCTTCGTTTTTTCGCTGAGCTTAACAATAGGTTTAACTCCTAACTTTGATAAAGAATTCCACGAATCTACAATGCGTTGTACGTCAGTACCACGAATAGTATCTTTAGATACTATTAATTCATTCTTATCATTCTTATCATTCTTATCATTCTTGTTAGTTGTTAGGTCTTTGTTAGTGCTTTGTTGGGTCTTTGTTAGGTCATTGTCAGTGTCTTTGTTGGGTTGCTTTTCATAGACTTGATATTTGTCCCAATTAACAATGGTTATAAGCCGTCCTGTCTTTGTTGATTGGTTTGTTAGAAATTCGTATTTTTCAAATCTCTTTATAGCAGTCCTTACATTCTGTCCACTAACACCATTTCCGCAAGCTTTCGCTATACTGTCTAATGATGTAATCATCTGACCTGGCTTACAGATAAACCTTTTTCCGTTCCATTCCCACTCCTGAGTATCATGATTCGCCATACATAAAAGGGTGATTAAGATTACCTTTTGTTCAGGAGTTGAACATTTCCATATAGGCTTTTCTATCAAATCCCTATAAAGTTTTATCCAACCATTCATTCTCAACACCCCCATGATGCATTCATTCTTGCGATTTCGTCCGGTGTCATGGTTTCTATGCCGAGATTTTTCGCCTCGCTCACAATGCCATCGATAAATATCGACATTTCCTTTGTGTCGAATTCGCTGGAACCTTTCAAAGCCCGGTAATGTGTAAACTCTGTACCGTTTACAGTGCCGGTGCCGATTCGTTCCAGATACCGATAGAATTTCGTCACATCGATATCTGACCGGACGGAGAATACGATTTTATTTCCCTCTCCGTCCTCTGCAATCTGACCGTAACGCTTCAACATTTCGACATATACATCCTCTTTGTCAGTCCGCAAAACATTCGCAATTTCCGTCATTAACACCCAGGCATAAGCATTGCTGTTAAGGCTTCTTTTACGCTTTACAGGCTCGATTTTCACCGTGTAATCCTTTTCCGGGTCAATGATGTTATTGGCGTAAAATTGCGCAACCTCTTTGCCTTGACCTTTGGCAAATACGATGGTCAAAAGTGTTTCATCATAATGCAGTTTTGGCGATTCGATTTTCTTGATTCTCATAAATAGCTCCTGCCAATTAGTGATATAAACTCTTCTCTGCTGTGTGTTTCTTCATATTTCCTTTGGCACATTTCTTTCAGATAAAGGTCAACCTCTCTGCAATTATGTGGGGTTTCGTTATGGCTGCCGGCAATGTGCATATCATGCCGGAGCCACACCCAGAAACCATTCTTTTCGCTTGCATTCCTATTTGGTCCGAAGTAAATATGATGTTTGTCCAGATCCATTGTGCTTCCGGTCAGGAAACACACCTTTTCATCCTGCAAAATCGATTTACTCATTTCGGCTCTCCTCAATATCACGGAGAATCAACAGACATTTTCCGTGTTCTTCTTTGCTCATGGTCTTCATTGACTTTGCGCCGGCCTGTTTTGCGATGGCTCTGTAATCAACGCCAAGCTGTTCGCAGCGTTCCAGGAATATCTTCTTTTCCTGCGCTGTAGCAAGGCCATCGCCATCATTCTTCGGTTTTGACTGTGCCTTTTGTCTTTCTTGCTCCTGCTGCCTGATAGCATTTTCAACCTCTTCAGCTGAAGCAATGGAAGAATCAACACCGATACCGCAGAATCCCAACGCCCTGCCTACTGCGGATGTCTCGCAGTTTTCGATATATGAAGTTTTGTTGATATATGAGCTGCTTTCCTTTTCCTGTGCTGTGCCTGTGGCTAAAATCCTTCCGGCACCATCGAATACAGTTGCTTTCATTGTGACAATTCCGCCGCCATTCTTATCCGCTGTAATATTTACGATTTCGGTTGCGATAGTGCCGTTCGGCTCAATCTCTCTAAACGCCATAACCCTTTTATTTACTTCTACATAGCCCTTTCCCTTAACGTCAACGGTTGTAAGGCTTTCATTCACTCTCTTTAAATCTTTCCATTCCATGTCGTCACCTACTTTATTTGCATGCTGATGTTTTCTACCAAACAACATCCATCAACTTCAATTCCGCTCTTGATTGCATTTTTAATCTTCACCTTGTCCGGCTCCGGGTCTTTGTACCGCAGGTAGTCATCAGGTACAAGTTCCATATTGCATTCAACTGCTTCTGATCTCCTGTAAGATACACTCGCCCTGGTGCTCTTAAATGTTGCACCGTCCAGCATCCGCTGAAGATAATCTGTCAGTCTGTCAGCTTCATTCTTTGCCCGCTTCTCCTTTTCTGCAAAGCTATCTTTTTCTGCCTTATATGCCGCAGCATCGGACCGCAGATTCTTTACCAGCAGGCAGATGTTCTCCACCTTGGTATCTCTGGCAAGCTCCAGCTTGTCCAGTTCATCTGCGTTCATGATTTCGCCGGTTTCTTCGTCTACTTCAAATTCAAAGTCTCTCAGTTCTGCAACAATCTCGTATAATGTGCTCATTTTTATCTCCTCTCTAAATTCGCTAAAATCAGTTCTAACGCTGTGTTATGGTCTGTATTGAGGTATTTACTCACTTCGCTAATAAAATCGCTCACAGCCTCATTTACAAAGCCTAAACAGCTATCACAATAGTTCGATTCACTTTCGATTGGTTCACCGCATATTACGCACTCTCTCGCCTCTTCCACTGCTTCAGATCCGCAGTAAGGGCATGAGTAAAATTTGCCGTATGCAGGAGTGCCCCAAAACTCGCCAATTTGTTCCGTCGTTACGATTGGCTCTTCAAATGTGCTTCTGCAATCTCCGCATATGTTCATCGTTTCGTCGCCTTTCTCTTTAATGGTGCAAGTGCTTCTTCGTTTCGTGGACATCCTCTGTAGATGCGGTTGTAAATCGTGTCACGGTTTATGCCGGTAATATCCGCCCATTCCGAAATGGTGTGCACCTTGCCATATGCAGCTATGTAAATGGTAAATCTCGTGTTGTTCTGCTGCTCCTTCCGGGTAGCCCACCGGCAGTTTTCCGGGCAATAGTTACCATTTACGTCAATCCGGTCTATGCTTAGCCCTCTTTGGTATCCGTTCTCCATTGCCCAGCGATAGAAGTTCATGAAATCGTGCCATTCCTCGCACACTGTAATTCCTCTTCCGCCGTATATCCGGTATTTATGGTTTTTCGGATTTTCGCACCTTGCTTTCATGCCTCTCCATACAGAGTGCAGCGGGTGATTGGTTTTGCCGTGTATGGTATGTACTTCCGTTTTATAGCATCCGCATGACCTCGCCTTTCCACTTTTCAGCCGGTCTCCACGGATTACCTTTTCATTCCCGCAATCGCATTTACATTTGAAGTATCGATGGTGGCTTTTGTCTATTCCTTCGTACTTTATTACAATAAGTCTTCCAAACCTTTCTCCGATTAGAATTGGTTGACGTTTTCCAAATTTTGTGTTAACATTTTCTTGACTATTTACGCCTGCTGCTTTGGTTGCCGCCATCAGCAGGTTTTTTTCATTCATCATCCACATCCCCTTCCTTTTCCATGATGCAGAAGAAGCGCACTCCGTTGATTTCCCGATACAGCTTCTTATGTTCCTTCTGGCTAAACGTTCTGTCGATTTCGTACCGGTCAAAGTACCGGAAGAATGCGTCGGATGCCATGTGGACTTCCTTTCCGCGGAATATGCCGACTTCAATTAATCCACATTCATTGCTGAGGTTTTTAATTTCATTCAGCAATTCGCAAATTCTTTCGATTCTCTTGTTCATTTTTATTCCTCCTTATCTCCATAAAATCTTGTTCCGTCTATCTGTCCCCGGAATTCTTTGTCCGCAGTCCAGTACGGCGGTTCGATTAACTTCCATGCATAAAAGTGTGTCGTTGGATATTCCAACACGCTTTCGCCATCGTCAAAGGTAAATCTGACGGCATCTTTTACCATGTCACTTACTTCACCTTCATAGGGTGCTGCGAACTGGTACGGTGCTAAGCAAACCTCTACAATGGTTTGTTCTCTGGTATAGCACCGGTCCTTGATGGTCTGTGCTACTGCCATCTGGCATTCCAAGCTTTCGCCCCTGGCTTCTGATGCTACAATCCGTTCCACCAGATCCCGCTCGTAATCGGTAAGACGGAAAACCGCCGTATCTTCGAGGTATTCAACCTCTTCTTCGACGGTTTCTACCGCTACCGAAATTGTATCTGCTGGAATGAATTCTTCCGGCTGCACTGGCTTTGCTTCTGCACATGACATTGAAATCATGATGGCACCGACTGTAATCAGCAGTGTTACCGGCTTCCAGAACCTACTCATGCACCACGCAATGCTGTGTTTCCTGATTATGTACTGTTTCTTCATCTTCGTTCCTTTCTACGTCGTTATATCCGTTAATTTCCATGTATTCTGCTACCTTTTTCGGGTACAGTGTGTAGTTGTATGTTTTGTGTCCCGGAAGCTTAAACGCTGTACCGAAAGGAAAAACGCCTAACTGCAACCCTGCTCTTATGGTTCCAGGCGATTTGCCTAATGCCTTCGCCACTTCTGCGATAGTCACTTGATTCACCACCTTTCTATTTCACAAATACGCTTAAAGCGGATTAACGGGTAAAAAAATAATCTCGTCATAGGTTCTGCCATAAAGTTTGCACAGTGCATCAATCTTGTCCACCTTCGGCATTGCTTTTCCGCTTTCCCAATTCGATAATGTCTTATTGCTAATTTCAAGTTTATTAGCAACCTCTTTCTGAGTTAATCCAGCATTCACCCTTGCGGCTCTTAATGTGATATTTCCCATATTTATGCTCCTTTCTAAAAAATACCCCGTCTGCATTTACACTGGCTTCGGACAGTCCTTGGCTGCATTAGGCGGGCTGTTTCCAGCCCTGTGTGTATGATGTTGTATAAGGAAGGCATTAACCTTGCTTTCACTTTTCCATATTTGTTCTTTCATTTATACGCTTTAAGCGGATTTTCTAATGATATATTACTATATTGAAATAATTTTGTCAACACCAAAAGCGGATTATTTTTCTAAAAATATTTACTTTTAAGCGGATTTGTTGTAAAATAAGTAAAAAATATAAGGCGGTGAAAAAACATGTCGAACTTAGGAAATAAAGAAATAATGGCAGAAAATCTAAAGTATTATATTGAAAGAAGAGGAATATCGCAGAAAGATTTCGCCGAAATTGTTGGTGTTAGTACTTCTACTGTTAATGACTGGGTAAAAGCAAAGAAATATCCACGCATAGATAAGATTGAACTCGCCGCAGCGTATTTTGGCATACTAAAATCTGATTTGATTGAAAAGAGAGTAACTGAAGAAATGGGAAAAAATAGTGATATCGCTGTAGACATCACTATTAGACTTGGATCTGATATTAAATTCCGTAAAATCGTTAAAAGAGCTTATGAAGATAACGATTTTTTTGAATTAGCTGATACACTTTGTAATCTTGATTCTGAACAGATTTTAAGTGTTAAAGCTATGTTAGGCACACTTTTGAAGTAGTTTGTATATGTAGTCAATCAATTGTGTATCATGTGTGCTTTCAAGCATTTTTATTATAGCTTCAATATATTCTTGTTTATTCATAATATACCATCCTTTCTGGGGTGAAACAATTACACCAAAAGTTTATTATACGGATTTTCCGAAATCAATAATTTTTGGGACAAATGGAATATTCTAAAAAATTCGTATTATTGGATAGCCAGATTGATGTGGGGGGTTTTGTTAAATATATACCGAAAAAGAATCACAAAAAACAAAATTATTTTGAAAAAATTTCGTTAAAAAAGGGGATTTAAATGGCAAGACGATTTCCAAACGGATACGGCGGGATAACCCGCCTTAAGGGTAAACGATCAAAACCATATATGGCTTATGTAAGTGAGATGGTATGTAATCCGGGTGCTGATATTACGCCTAAGCTTCAAAAGGATCTGGGTGCCAAAATCGAGGCAATAAAAGAGGCATCTGATATCGAGGATATCAGTGAAGCGTATGCTGGTTTCCTTTGTGAACTGTTTACCAGCACCGGAACATCGGCAGATGATTACAAGGAAATGCTGCTGGCAGAAGCAGAAAAGGAAATCAAGAAACGTACTTTTAAGCAAAAGCAGGTAAAAAAAGCAATTGGATATTTCAAAACATCGCAGGAAGCCAACATTGCTCTTGCGGAATACAACAAGAATCCGTTCGACATTGACAAACGGAAGATAACATTCCGTGAGGTGTATGAGCTTGCATATAAGGATGCAAAGATAGATTCTAAATCGGTATCATCCATCAAGGGATATCGGTCATCTATCGCGAAATGTGAGTCTGTAAACAACATGCTGATTGCAGAAGTAAAGTATACGCACCTGCAAGCGATCATCGACAGCTATTCCGATAAATCTGCATCCACATTAAATAACATCATGCTTACATTCAGTCTGATTTATTCATATGCCATGAAAAATGAGCTTGTGGACAAAAACGCAGCTGAATTTGTTAAAATCAATGAACACAAAGAGAAAGGAGAAAAGATGCCATTTACGAGGGAAGAAGTTAATTATTTATGGGACCATCTTGACTGGACTTACAAGAGCAAGAGGACCAGCAAACTCGACGGCGAAACTCTTTCCGATATTCTGCTGATACTGATATACACCGGTATGCGGATTGAGGAGCTGTTAAACGTGAAATCGGATGAAGTGCATATCACAGAAAGGTATATTGACCTGCGAGGCACTAAGACAAAAGCAGCAAAGAGGCTTATTCCGATTCATAAAAAAATTGAACCGCTGATTGAATCCAGGCTTGCAATGGGCGGTGAATATCTGATTGTAAGTAAGCTTGGAGAAAGGATTAGATATACCCAGTTGACGCAGAGCATGTTAAAGCTGTTTTCAGAAGAAACGAAAATCAATCACAACTTCCACGAAGCCAGACATTCATTCGCGACATACACAAAAGCATCGCAACTTGAACCGACCTTGCGGCAATTTATCATGGGTCATGCAAACAAAGACATCACCGATGATATATATACGCATCCGGAAGTATTACTGCCGGAACTGATAAAAGAAATTGACAAGCTGGATATATAAAAAACTACAGATAACGGTATAAAATTTGTTATCTATACGTTACCTATAGTTCGAAATCGTGTGGTTTTTGACGGTTTTTTCAAGTTTATGTAAGTAATTAAAACCGTTGAAAAATACAGGTTTATCAAGGCTTGGCACACATTTTGCTTAATATTTATTCGATAAACTATTCCTATCTTTGGTTACAAAGTAATCAACATTTCAAGAGCCTATAAGCATTGGAAAACAGCCATTCTTATAGGCTTTTATCTTTTTTGCATGAGTAAAAATGTTACCTAATTGTAGCTTGCAATTTAATTCTGTGTGAATCCATAGAGATGTTTCACAGGATTATTATAACCTATTTTTGCCAATAATCAACCAAAAATTGGTTGACTGTATGCCCTGCCGGGTGTATAAATTTGGTAGAAAAATTATGCGAGGTGGAAAATTATGGACGCATTAAAGAGATTATTATCCGTTTTATTTATGATGGTTTTTTTGTTGTGCGGTTGTTCAGATCAGGAAGAAAAAACAACTCCTCCTGCACCAGAAGAACCTTCGCAAGTAATATCAGAAGAATCAGAAGACGTATCTTACATAGAGGATACATTCACATATGAAGATATAGACATGCAGTCTGTAGATTCATCTGCTCTTTCGCAAGTAGGTTATGATTATTCTCATGAAATGCTGGCAATACGTTTTAGAGAAAACAACGAACACATTTACGTTTATTGCGATGTTCCATCAGAAGTTTATGAGGAATTTATTTCTGCCGATTCGTTAGGACGATATTACAATTCATACATAAAAGGACAGTATAGCAGTGATAAGTATTAAGGAGTAAAACATGAAATACGATTTATTGATTTTACTTTGCATTTTATTATTAGTTACGCTTTTTGGATGCACCGGAGATTCAGAGTATAATGGTTTAGACTCATTCGAGATAGAATGTGAAGACTGCGGAAACGTATTACACGTATCAAAAGAGTATAGCGGAAATGAAAAAATATATCGCTGCGACGATTCTTCACGCACTCTTAAAGGTGATACATACTGCCCTGTATGCGCTTATAATGCAGGTCGCAGGGATGCCATCGAAGAAGTTCAAAGCATGTTCACGGATGGTCTTGCTGTTGATTCAGAATACCTGGTTTATGCAATTCAAGATTATTTCGATGATGATATTGAAGATGAAATCGTAGATGGAATTCTTGAAAATGTTAAGATTGTCGATTTATATTCATTGCAGGTTGATTAGTTCAGTCAAAGAGCTCATACATTATTGTGTGCATCCGTCTGAACATTTCTTCCTGCTGCTTCCGATTTTCATCGATGGAGTTCTGGATGATTTCGAGATCCGCTGCATAGTATTTGCCGGTACGGTGAATCTCGAAAAGTATTTGTTTCAGCAGCCGGTCACGTTCATAAAACTTTTTCGTACAGTCTGAAATTTCTCTGAATACTTCAGGATGAACATGTATTACTCTACCGGAGCATGACATCCTGCGACAATATTCAGAAGCAGAAAGCCCCGTACCTTCGGCGGCTTTTTTTATGGTTTCGTACTGGTCCGCATATAAGCGGAATCCGATAAAATTTTCTTTGCGTACCATATCATTTCCTCCCGGGGTTTTGGGGCAAGCCCCAACCTTCGAGGCGCAGCCGATTGACCGCAGGGCAACTCACATAGCGTGAGCTTGTGAGGCGGGGTCATAGGGGCGTGCCCCTGATGCGGGGGATGTGTTAAACGTCCCCCAGTGCTTGCTAATCTATTTATCTGACAAAATTATACACCTGAAACGCGTATTTTCGTGTCTATTTTCCGTTAAATAAAAGAAAGGGCCGGTACATTATACCAGCCCAATTCTTTATTGATTGTAAGGATTATGTTTCCATCCTTTGTTTGTTGCCTGCCATAAGTACAGCTTTTGAGCATACGTAAGATCCATCGAATCAATCTTAGCTTGTGCTTCTTTCTGCGTGATATTGCTATTTCCATCAGTCGATGCAGTGGTAAAGTATTCATAATACTTTTCTTTGCTTATAATGCTGCTGTCATAATTTTCACGCCGAGTATCGCTTAATTTGCTGAAATTAACATCGGTTCGAGTCGTGATTTTCTTGCTGATAAGATAATCTTCACCGGCTTCTTTCTTTGCATCCGATAATGCAGATGCAATCAATTTCGCTTTTTCAGAATCTGATTTTTTCGCAAATTCAGGGTCTTTCCGTAGCTTTGTAACGGCTTTTGCTGATTTTTTACCAAGCAGTTCCTGGTATTTTGAATAGTCTTCTGCGGTTTCAATTTTGTATTTTGAACCGTTGAAATTGATATCTTTTCCAGCTTTTCCGATGAGAACATTCTCATTTCCGGTACGGTTATACATATCAAGCAGATAGTCGTTCACGCTGTTTTTATTGACCTGTGATTTGTTATACGGAAGAAGCATGCTTTCAAGAACGCGGTCTTTTGTGTCTCTTCCCTGGTACTGATACACGGTGCTGCCCATTATATCTTTCTTCTCTGGAAGTGATTTTGAAACAACCGGAATTCTCGATTTGATAACATTCAGCTGTTTTTTCAGCGGGTCTGCATCATAAGTTTCTCTTTTAACCGGGTCTATTATTTTTGTAATGGCAACGCCTATATTCGGTGTAACCTGTGAAGCCTGTTCAATTAAACCATCGATAATTTTATCAGAAATTTCACCGTTTCCACCGAGAAATTCTGCAAGCCCACTCATAAACGAACGGTCAAATACTCCATTGGCAGCTGCTTTTGTTGACTGATACAATGCAGTCACAAGGCTTTCTTTATCAGTTCCGAATGCCTGCGAAAAGTCTGCACCTATCATCAGAAGTGAGCCAACAGGGTCTGCCCAACTGATTGAAATGTATTCGTCACCAAGCTTCAGTGAGTATTCCTGTTCGCCTGCATATTGCCTTGCATTGTATTCTTTTCCGCCTTCGGTTTCTTTGTAAATATCGCCTGTTAGAAGTCCTTTCTGATTCAAAACATACCCAAGCATGATTGCACCAGATCCGGTGAATGTTCTGCCGACAATATCTACAAAACGTTTCTGGTCGAACGTTCCTTTACTTGTTTTACCAAGTTCATACATCGCTTTCCCAAGTCCGGCAGGAGAATAATCAATAAGTTTGTCAAGAATATTCGCCGGTGTCTGCGTAAATGGCATGATTAAATCACCAACAATTCCAAGCGGTTTTTTAACAGCTTTTGCTCTTTGAGCAAGCCAAGTATCGCCCTGGAACGTTCTGTCGAGTGCAAATAATTTAGCACTTTCTTCGATTTCTTCTGGTGAAAGATTCGATTTTCCTTTCTTCACAAGGTTTTCAAGCTCTGTTTTTCTGCTGTTATATGCAGCTTCATAAAATGGTCTATCACCAAACTGTAATGACTTTCCGATGACTTTATCCAGTGTGTCCATCGCACCATAACCAAGCTTTTTGAATTTCCCATCAGAAGGATTTACATCCCAGATTGTTTTGTTCGGGAGTTCATATTTTGCTCTTGCAGGTGAAGTATCAACACCATTCTTGATGTCTTTCATCTGTTCTGAAATTCCTTTTTTCAGTCCGGATGCCTGCGCTTTTACTTTTGCAAGGTCAAGAGACGTTGTTCTCTGTCCTGTTTTCAGTGATACAATTTTGTCCATTGCGGCTGCCGGAATGTCCTTCATGTTTTCCGCAGCCATTAACAGTATGTTGCCTCCTGCGTTCCTTGTAACAAGAGTTTTCGGATTTGAAAGTAAACTGATTCTTTGCAGCGAACGGAATTTTTCATGCGCTGTAGACTGTTCAATATCTGAAATAATCTGTTCAGCGCGCGCTTCCCACATACGCTTTTCATATCCGGATGCATTTTCTGATTTTTTCATATAGTCTACAATCTGCTGCGCTTTTGCCGGTGTGAGAACCGGAACATTTCCTCTTTCAAGCATCATATTGACTATATCTTCATTGTCATATGCACCCATGTTAATCAGCTCGATTACATCTTCAAACACTGATTTCATCTGTCTGGTTGATACTTTCTTTTCTCCGAACCGTTTCTTTAGTACTTTTTCAGTTTCAGATTTCAGCAGTTCGTCATAGCTTTTCTTGCACTGATTTGAGATTTCGGCGGCATATTCTGTTTCAACTCCGTATTTATTCAGGTTGGATTCTACTATGCTCTGGATGCGTTCTCTGATCAGAGTCTTTTCCTCTGGACTTTGTTTGATAAGATTTCCGATTTCAACTTCAGAATCTTTCAATGCCTGTTTTACAGAGTTTCCAATTTCAGATTCAATAAACTGTTCTGATAAATTGATTCTTTCTGTAGCACGCTGATATAGACTTTTCTGAATAGCGGATTTTTTCGGTGCCAGAATCAATTTAATCAGCGCGTCTCTCTTGTCATTCACAATTTTATTGAAGTTTCCATCGATATCATTCACCAGATTTTCAAGCGTTTTTTCATCCGGATTCACCATTTCGATAATCGTTTCGCGGATTTGTTTTAATGCTTCTGCTCTATCGTTTTTATTGCTCTTTGCTATCTTCGATAGAGTATCACCGCTTAGAAAATCTTTTACAGCCTGATTTACAGCTTTTTCAGTGTAATTTTTATGCGTGTAGTTGAAGAAAATGTCCAGCTTATCCATCGCATCAGCATTGTCGGAATACTTATCGAAAAGGATCTTTTTCGCATACGCTAAAACATCAGCGTATTTATCCGGATTATTCTGTGCCTGAGCAATCTGTTCTGAAAGTTTAATAACATGCTCATATGGGACATTTGGTTTCGGCAAGATTTTTGATTCAGCGAATGAGCTCAATTCTTTTACAATGTTGTCGAACGCCTTTTGCAGTTCCGGTTCCTGATGAATTGCACCTTGAATGCCGATTGATTTCTCTGCATTTTTAGCAAGCTTCTCTCCGCTGGTCCTTACATACTTTTTCATTACAGAACCAAAAGAACCGGATACGGCGTTTTTGTTCGCTTCGTCAACTATGTCAACGATTGCCTGCGCCTGCTCTTCTGACATCTTGTATCTGCGCGGATTCTCTTTTTTTAGCTGTTCAGTGGCATTCTTTGCTGCTCTTGTAGCCCGCAGCAGTTTGCCTTCCGGTGATTTGTCGGATACATGCTTTAATGCTTCGAATTCCTGTCCTTTCAGAGAAGCATCCTGTACGGCTTTTCTTGCCATTTTGGTTGCTCTGCTGATATTTCCGTCTGCAATTTCCTTTTCAATAATCTTTCCTGCTGTAGCACTGTCTTCTGTTGTAAATCTTTCTTTGCTGATTAAGTCCTGGTATTCACCTTCATAATCGGTTTCAAGACGCATATCCGCCATGTAGTCTCTTCCGGCGTGAGTTTCAGCTTCATAAGTAACTCTTTCATTTTCAGGTAAAAATGACTGCGCCTTTGATTTTGAAACTTTGATTTCCGGTATGTTTTTATTTACGTCAGCTCCACCAGGTTTTAATTCCTTTCCGCTTCTGGATTTCGGCAGCACTCGTTCGGACCGATTCATTATTTGATACTGTTCGTCAACCAGATCCATTACTGACCTGATATATTCCCATGTATCACCGTCAATCATTTCCTGCTGACCTTGTGCCCGGAATAAATCCTCATCAAGAAGTTTTTCAGACAATTCTTTTGCATGACGAATTACACCGGCGTTACTGCCGTATTCCTTTAATGCTTTGGAATACCACGGGTCATTATTGGAAACAGTCTGACGTACTGCCGAACCGGTGGCATCCTCATTCTTCAGAATAAGATGCGTCTGTGAGCCTTTTCCTTTATACTGCTTGATATAATCTTCAATCTTCTGTCTGGTTTCTTCGTATATCCTATCATATTCTGCTTCCGCAGCCGGAATTAGCGTTCTCGCTTCTTCCTTTGCTTTCGTGACAGGGTTAGCAGTCTTTTTCAGATTGCTTTTTTTATAAGGCAATTTTGTTTTTTCATCTGTTTTATCGCTGGCATTTCCAGTGACAGTTTCAGCATTCTTTCTGAATAAATCGATATACTTATTGCCTTTTTCTCCGTACAGATTTTCGGATGCAGCTTTTAATCTACGAGTATAGTCAGTCTCCGGAAGGGCAGATGTATTCTGTGAAAAGCGGATATCAGCATTCTTTGTAGGATTTGCATTTTCCACATTTTTTATCTGATTTGAATCGAACGCAATAGCGATATTTGACGTTTCAAACCGATGCCCATATAAACCGGTATCAATGACATTGTTAATCATTACACCGTCATATCCGTTTTCGCTGGCATACTCAGCAATCGCCCGGGTGGTCAGATGTTCGTCCGTCCAGTCAACCGGAATCTCATCCCAATTATTTGCATCAGCATCAACAATCAGAGGATTTTCGAGATTCAGGTATACTTTATAATTCGCAGATTCGCCGCCAAATCCAGTGTAGTCATTGTATTCCAAGTACAGGTCATACAGAGATTCTGCATCAACGGCAAACTGTCCGTCTTCCCACAGCTCATAGTTTCCTTCTTTGCCCTTGACTTCTACGTTTTCGTCCATCTCTTTTTTAATGTATGAGACAAGTTCATCAGGACTATTGAATTCCTTCGGACTGAATATCTGACTGGACGCACTGTATCCACTTGCTACATCCAGCTTATCTGTGAAGAAGAAGCTTCTCCCGTCGTCTGAGTACTGTGCATCGAATACCGTAAACCCAGCACCGGAGGAACCATGGTACATTACTTTTAGATTTCCGTTTTCGTCGCGTACTTTGGAATTTTTGAAGTATTTCTGTTGTCCATCAGTTAACGTTCTACCGTTGTTGTCTGTTCTGGACAGGTTTTTAGAAGCTTCTCTCAATCGCTGCGTGTAGTCAGTCTCCGGAAGAGAAGAATTCTGCACCTTGAATTTCAGGTCTTCAAGCTCATTCACTACACGCTGTCTGTCGCCCTGGATGTTTGGATCATACTCTACTACTCTGTAACCAGCAGCGGTCAGCCTGTCTTTCAATGCTTTGTCTGCATTGTTCGGAATAACGTATGCTCCGACTTCATCAAATCCAACAGCCCTTTGAGGCTTAGCTTCAAAGTAAGGAGTCTGAAGGTTCCTAATATAATCTCTTAGATTTATAAGATCATCTAAAATTGATTCATCGTATTTATATACATAATCATATTTTTTTAGATATCTTTCTATTGCAGTCCTTGAATTGTTGCCGGAAACCGCTTCAATAAGAGTATTTCTTGCATCCCACCAGTCTTTACCGTTAGCATAACGCTGTGCAATTTCGTTTATAGTGTCAGATACGTACTTTTGATTCGCTTCATGTTGCTCTTTCGGAAGCATTCCTAATCTTTTAGAGTCTTTCTTGATATCAGGAATTGAACCATATTGCATAGTAGATGCACCCATCATGTTTCCGCCAAAAGCAGCCTGCCCTTTTTGTTGTGCATTATTTTTCATGGTTTTAACAACGTTATCAAGAGTTACTGGGTCATGAAGCTGAGAAAAGCTGCGACGTTTTCCGGAAGCCGTGAATAAGTCCTTGTTATTGCGTATTCCAGATGCACCTTCAATTCCTGCGAACATTTCGTTCAGCCAGTTATTGAATGAAGTTTTGTCTATCTTACTATCTATCAAAGATTCTGTTGCTTTGAAATCCTCTACTTTTTCAATTGTCTTTCCACCGTTTACTAAATAATTAGCAGCATCCCTTGCTCTACCAATCCAATAAAGAGGACCTTCTGAATTAAAAATGTCCGTTGCTTCTTCTTTGCTTATTCCACTCTCAACAAATGCCTTAATATACGCTTCTTTTAATTTTTCTCCGTATTTATCAAGCCATTCTCTTTGTAACTGAATATTATGAGGCCCACGTGTCTTAGGTAATATTTCTAATACAGCATCTTTACCCAATTCATCAATTACTAACTGAGAATTATATTTTTGCGCTTCTGTCATTTCTTTAATGTTTTCTTTAGTTACGACAGGAACATTTTCACCTTTTTCTGCAAGATATAATTGTTTCATTGAGTAATCATTACTATATCTATTTAATAAACCACCAACGCCGCCTTCTCTGTTTAATACATCGTTTATGTTATCTTTGTCTCTTAAACTTCTAATACCTCTTTGATAATATTCAGGAATATTGTCATAAAGTGCATTAACTTTTTCTGCTATGCGGTTTGCAGCATCGCTATTTGCTTCATAGTCGATACTTGGGAACGTAGGAGTGTATGCATCACCGGAATATACCTTATTAAGTTTGCTTGCATTCGGGTCTATTGCGCTCTTATTCAGTATGAGAGTGATATCACCAAATCCATCATGCGATACGATATCCGGATTAGTTACTGCTACAGATGGCATAGGCATTCCGCCCATATCAAGCTGTTTAATTAACTCATTCGAGTGCAGGTTATGCATTGCCAAAAGCTCTTTTTTGTCAGTATCATTCTTATACGGAATTGATAGTTGCTTCTTAGCATTACCGTTTACATCACCAACATTCCGCAGAGCCTTTTCATACTTCCGCTGCGCATCAATCAGGAATTTCTTTTCATCACTTGCACCGATTTTGCGGATGGTGTCCACAATCCAGTCATAAATCTGCCGGAATAATCCTGGATTTTCTCGTGAAAGTCTTTCAATGGATTCTTCAGAGTTGAAAAGAAACTCTTCAGAGAATTTTGCGATAAATTCTTTCATATCTTCGCCGTCTTCGAGTTTAATGCCCTGTGCTGCATAGTCATCTCTGATTTTCTTTACGGCTCCGTCTACATCATATCCGGATTGCTTCATGCTGTTTACGATAAAGTCTGATAGTGCCTTGTAATTTCCGCTGGATTCAATGTGATGCGTCAGCTCATGTTTCAGGACCGTATACGACGGATTCTTTGCATTATTGGAAATGGTAATTACTCCGTTCTGGTATGTACCGTCAACGCCATCATCCAGATCTCCCATTACAACCTTCACGCCGGATCTCTTTTCGACAGCTGATACAACATCATTGAATGCTTTGCTGTTTTTCGCTGTAAAATCGCCTGTTTCAGCGGCTTTTTTCGCTTCATTGGATAATGCGTCAAGATTGATATTTTTCGCGTTATTTCGTCCTTTTAATGCGCTTGATGCCATCGGAATTGAATTTAGAACAGCACCGGCACCGAGGTCAACCAGGTTGTTCAGTTCGACATCCTTTACGAAATCAAGTCCAGTCTTGCCATCCATCGCAGCAATGCCTATATTTTGCGCCCGTCCGATGGTCTGCGATTCGACAATTTCCCGCGCAATATCATTCGCAAATTTCTTTGTTGCTTCTTCTCCTGCAAGCTTTCCAATCTTCGTTTTGGAAAGTGCATTTCCGGCAGTGTTTGCCACCTTACCAATCTTCGTTCCTGCGACAATACTATCAATAAGAGGTGCAGCAGCGATATTCTGTGCACCATAGCCCAGCAGATTACCGCCCAATTCACCAGCCTTGAATGCCACGCTGTCCTGCATGAGTTCGGCAGGCTTCGTAAAATCAAGTCCTGTCTCTTTCCTTAAATCAACTTTCTTTCCGGTAACGGCAGATGCAACGGCAGAAGGCATGCCAAGAGTCGCATCTACAAAGCCTTTTCCGGTGCCGGTGAGTGCTCTACCGAAGGTGCCGGACACACCTTTTTCATTGGCGATTTTCTCAAATGTTTTTGTATCATCGCTCCTGGTAAACGTCTTCCCGCTGCTGCGTGCTTCTTTCTTCGCTCCGCTCTGATAAATAGCCGTACCCTGCATGGTTTTCGGTTTGCTGCCATCCGGCGCAACATATGATGAACCAAGAAATAATTCCTTCGCTTTTTCTGCTGTATCCTGGCTAAACGCGGTATTTAATGCATTCTTCGCATTATTTCTCGCCAGAGCAGATGCATTACGACGTTTGTTCGGAATTGTGCTGGTTTTCTTCTTATTCTTGCCTCCGCCATTCCCACTATATGTGGGAATGGTTTTGGTTTTTGTATTCTGAGGGATGGTATTTTTCGCTTTTTTCTGCGCAGTTTCATTGCGTGCGGCTTCCAGCTTTTTATTATCTTCGTCTGTTTTACGTTGCATTCTTTTGATATCGTCAGCTGTTAATGCCATGTTTACCTCCTCGTTAGTATCCGTAATAATCTAAGATATAGGATTTATCGTCGTCATTTATTAAACCGTTTGCAAAACCGCTGTATATTGCATTCATGACGGCATTCATCTTCGCATCCGGTGTAATTCCTGCCGGGAACTTATTATTCAGCTGCGCAATCAGATTGTTTACAGCAGTAGTAGGCGTATAAGGTTTATTTACTTTAGTGTTTCCAGTCGATGATTTTGCGTAAGATGTGCTTCCTGTCGTTCCGGAGCCTCCGAACGTTGAATTGATATACTGCGTCAGATAAGCAATCTTCTGCTTGTTATAGCCATAAGGGTCTGCCATAGCTTTCAGATTCTCAATCCACTTCTCATAGGTAGCCTGCTTGTTGTACTTGCCCTGGTATGTATTCAGGAACGTATCGAAATCATTTGCCGCTGCCTGCTGTTTTGCGCTCTCCGCAGCTTCATTCGCAGCATCTGTCCTCTGGTCGTTGTACTGCTGTTTATTCCATGCAAGCTGGTCAAGCTGGAGCTGATAATCTCTATCGGCGTTCTGCTGTGCCAACTTGTCCTGATAGATCTGATACTCCATATTCGCCTGATTCTGTAATGCGGAAACAAAATTGTCATAATAATTGTTCGCTGCATCTGCTAAATCAGAATTACCGGATGCCTGCGCTTCTGCTACCAGTCTTTCAATCTCACGGAGTGCAGAGTCTCTTTCGCTGATAGCATTTGCACGGTTGTTCTCGTAGTTTGCGTTAATGTTCGCAAGGTTCGTTTCGGTCATGCCTCCGTTGTATCCCATAGCCGCCATGTAGTCTCCGGTCTGATTCTTCTGAAGTATGGAGTTAATGTAGTTCTCCTTTGCGGCTTTCTCGAACTCATTATTGATTCCTTCTTTATTGGAATTGATGGAATCAACCGTTGCCTGCGTTCTCTGTTTGATTGCTTCCTGATTCGCTGCGTACTGCTGCTGCATCATGTACTGCTGCTGCTGTAACAATGCTTGCTGCTGCTGAATCCATGCATCCTGCTGTGCCTGAGCCTGCGCCTGATCGTACAGATTTGCAAAATAAGATGCGGTTTCCATATCTTTTGTAGTCATCGCCTGTCCCTTGTACGTATTATTGTTTCCATACATTTGAGCCTTGCCGCCGCCAGCTCCCCACCAGTCCGTATCAATCGCTTGTCCGGCAGTATACGTACCGCCGCTTAAATATGCCTGTGCTTTGTTGGCTATATCAGCGTTGTATCCAACATCACCGGCTTTCACCACATAGGTCTTTGGCGTGGTTGTGGTTGCCGGTGCAGTTGTGGTAGCTGGTTTATATACTGTAGCGGGTGTATTGTTTTGTGAAGTTACCGCATTTGCAAATTTTCCAAGTGCATCATAATTGATCGCCATTCCAAGACCTCCTATTTATTCTTTTCAACGGCTTTACCGTCCACATACGCTTCGCATGCTGCATAAATCGCTGTGCTAAGCGCACCGCATACAACACCAACAATCGTTATTTTCTGATTATCGGTTACGATTCCTGCGATACTTGCACTTACAGAGCCCAGAAACGCTGCAAGGCTCAATAAAAACTTTCGAGAATTAAATTTCTTCATCGCAATTTCCCGCCTTTCGTTTAATTAGCTTATCCCCGACTTTATCAGCCATAACAAGGGTTATGCCGAATCCCAGCATCCACACTCCCGCTTTGAAGATAAAATCGAGCAATTCGCTGTTGAAATCGAATCCAAATAGCCCTAATATGGCATATAAAAGCCAAATCATGGCTACAGCTGTAAAAGATATCTTTCGTGTTTTCCACGATTTCCACGGTTTATTTTTCATTTTCTGTCCTCTAAATCATCAATACGATGGTTTATGTGTTCAATTTCCTTTTCCACAACTGGCATTCTGCGTGCGAAATTATTATGCTCACGCACCTCACGTGTGAGTTCGGTAATCTTTTCGTCTGTTACTGCTTGCCTTACCTTCATTTCGTACTGTATCTGCTGGTTTAGTTTATCGTTTGATTTATTTACGGAATATACAATTCCTATTAAGCTTATCAATGCGACTATAATGCTACCGATTATGTTAATTACCGCCGTACTCACTATTACACCCGCTCGCAGTAAACATTCTGCCCTTTCACTCTTACGTATCCGGATTTACCGTTGTATTTCGTCTTAAGCCAGCCACCAAGGATTTCAGCACCGCTAAGCACTGTACCTTTTGGTACTACATCCAGAGCCTGAGACTTCAGGTCGGCGGACTTCCGCAGGTTCAAATCCGTCAGTGTTTTGTACTTTGTGCCGGATGATTTCTTTTTTTCAAGATTCAGGTATTCGGCGGCGGCCTTTGCGTATTCTTCGCCCATTTTCTTCAGCTCATGGTCTTCGTCCCAGTCCTTAATGTCCGCTTTCGTGTCAACGAATGCAGTCTCATTCAGAATCGCTGGCATGTTCGTATACTTCAGCACCGCCAGATCAGGACGATATTTCACGCCACGGCTGTTCTGCCCTACTGATTTTACATGCTTTTCAAAGCACTCTCCAAGGTCTTTGGTTTCCGGTCCAAATACAAGTGCCTCGTATCCATCGCCCTTCTCCGGCTTGAATGAATTGAAGTGGACCGAAACGAACAGGTCTGCTTTCTGTGCGTTTGCTTTTGCACACCGCTTCATCAGGCTGTCGCCAGGTAGCGTTTCAATGTTCTTGCACTTATAGTTGACTTCCATAAAAGCGATGGCATAATCCACCGTTTTTACAATGACATCACGTTCACGGACATATCCGACTGCACCCGGATCTGTATTGCTGTGCCCTTTATCCCATACAATTATTTTTTCTTTCGCCATGTTATCACCTCATAAAAAAAGGAGCCGTTAGGCTCCTGCATAGTTATTTCTTTTTCTTTCCGCCTTTTTTCTTGCAAGCCATATTCTCACCTCCTATCCGATATTACGATTATATTCTTCCTCCA